AATTTTGACGATTTGCCTGGCGCGTCAGCGCCCTGCTTTCTCTGATTACTGGTTACCTGATTGGTACCCTGATTACTGGTACCCTGATTTGTCGGAGATTTTTCCGACCCTTCTCGGATTTTTCTCCGACCCTGTTCGGAAATTTTTCCGACCTTGCTCGGAGATTTTTCCGAGGCAGATCGGATTTTTTTCCGACCCTCAAAAACCTCAGAGGTCGGATATTTTTCCGACCCATCTAACTTGCGATTCCACTCTTTGGCCTTCTCGGTCAAGCGAAACAAACTGATATTTGCCGTGTGGGACAGTTCGATCAGTCCGGCGGTCTCGAGCCCTTTGAGAAGTCGGTACGCGGTATCGGGTTTGTCGGTGAGCAGGGGCAACTCCTCCACGATCTTTGCCTTACTCAAGGCAAAGAAAATCCCGTGATCGGTCTTGATTGGCCGTGTCCAGCTAGGGCATTCGTAGACAAACGAAAACAGCAACGCCTGCTGGGAGTTCAAGCCCCATTCCAACGCTTTCACCTGGTTGATCGTGATGGTGAACTGCATATCAACCCTTCCCGCTAGACCGTAGGGTTTGGCACTTCGATTTGTGCAGCTCGATGACAGCGCCTACCTCTTCATGGCTGGCAGCAATGAACTCAGCGAGCAGTGCGCGAATTTTTTTGGCTTCGGAAGCATCAATCCGACCGTCATCCAGTGCAGCGGCCATGAACCGATCCAGTTCGCCACGCTTGGCTGAGGCATTCAGCGAGCGCTGGTACAGGTCGATGTTTTCCAGTTCGCCGGATTCAGGAAGGCGCACAAAGACACCGCCGTACATGGCGCAGATGTAGTCCGGGAGGCGTGTGGTGCCCTGCTCGCTTTCGAGGACGTAAACCTCTTCATCACTAAGAGGAACAACACCGCCGCTCTCATAAACCTGATTCTTAAAACGCTTCAGTTCGAGACTGAGGCGAGCTGAAGCGCATGCCTGGCCGCCTGGGTATTTCTTTGCGACCTCGACCACCACTGCGCGACGGGTCTCTAGTACTGGTGATTTCATTGTCTAGTTTTCTCTCGGCGCCATTGCGCTCAAAGTTGGCTCATTAGATGGGCAGTATCCGGCGACGCGTCCTTTTCGCGCTTTGAACCGGGAACGGTCTAAGCTCTTCCGCTGAGTAAGAGCCATCTGTGTGCTCAGTAACAAAAATGGAACGGCCAACCTGCAAGGCTTTGTTGAGCGACCCTTGAGACATCCCAAGCAGATTTGCCGCATTGGTTTGCCCGCGTGCACGAGCAAACTCTTCAAGACTTTTTCGGCTCATCGCGCCGATCTCCATCAATAAACACCCCGCAAGTATCTCCGGCGGCATTTATTTAATCAAGCCCGGCGGCATTTGATTAAATATCGCCGCAAGGAATAATCGTCGAATGAAAAAACGCGAACTTGAAGACTGGGAAAAAGAAGAGTGCTTGGCGCTCAAAGTGGCTGTGGATGCCTTCAACGCAGGCAAGTCACGGCGTGACGCCCTGACTCAAGGAAAGATCGCAGATGCCCTAGGCATAAATCAGGGCTCTGTCAGTGCGTACCTAAACGGCTACAACGCACTGAATGCGAAAGTCGCAAGCGCAATTGCCGGATTGATTTCAAAACCCGTGGAGTCATTCAGCCCTCGACTGGCTGATGAAATTGCGAAAATGGCGCAGGCCAGCTTCGAATCCAATGTCGAGGCTGGGCCCCCTATCTATTCCTCACCGCGCCGAATCAATGTCGAAGGCACCGCACAGCTTGGGAGTGAAGGATATTGGACAAGCCTTGACCAGGCAGCTGGCTGGGTTGAGACCTACTCCAGAGATGAAGACGCCTACGCACTCCGACTCAAGGGTGACTCAATGGCTCCAGCGATCCGTAGCGGTTGGATCGCTGTCTGCGAACCCAATCATCGCCTGGTGCCGGGTGAGTATGTGATGGTCACCACCGTTGATGGCCAGAGCATGGTTAAAGAACTTCTCTTCGAAAACGAAGAAGAAGTCAGCCTCATGTCGATCAACTCGGCATACGGTGAACGACTTACAGTAGCTCGGGTTGATATCGAAAAAATCCATTACGTAGGCGCAATTCTTGCCCCCAGCAAGGTGCTGGGCAGAATCTAAATTTGAGCCCTTCGATTTGTTTGCAATGTCACTAGGTACCTCCCTCCTGAAGCCCGCTAATAACGGGCTTTTCTCTGTTAAATAATTGTTTTTAATCGTTAATGTTTAGCGCTTAAAGATCAAGCCATTCACTGTATATCCATACAAAAAAGGAGCAGTGCTATGGCAAAACCAAAAAACAAACCAACACCGCCCACCTCGTTTGAACTTCTTGGATTCCGCATCCAAAAAATCATCAGCTCCCCCGCTGCCCAAAAACGAAAAACGACGGTCATTTGCAAGGAAGCAGATGAATGCGCGGAAGACTGGAAACAGCTCGTTAGCGAGATAGCCGATACCGAGCACGTAACTGTGCATCGAGAAGATGACTGGGTCGTCCGCGTCTCCTGGGACCTCCCGGCAAATATCTAACCCCCCACCAAAGCAAGCCCGCCCTGTGCGGGTTTTTTATGCTCCGGATAAATATATATCCGGCGGCATTGACTTTAAATATCCCCGGCGGCAATATTCAATCGTCGCAGCGAATCGCAGCGGCAATACGGGACCACCCGCCGCTCTTTAACAATCAGCGCAACAAACAACAGACCGCATTGCCTCTACCGGCGACCGGCGACCGGCGACCGGCGAGCAGACAGGCCCGAAAGCCTGCCCACGACAGAATCAATCTGGACGGCTGCTCGATGGTGAAAACCCAGAACCGCGTGAATGACCCGGCAAGCAATGCGCCCCGCCACTCCGGCGGAAATAGGACGAACTGCATCACTGCACGTCAGCCTGACGATAACTGCCCGAGCACTTGGTACTCCCCAGCACCAGGCCGCATCGGTGAGCTCTGAAGCACAACGATTGTTGGATGGTCTCTGTGCCATCGCTTCAGAGCTCATCGATGCGGACGAAATCCCGGCTTATAGGGGCCACCGGCATGAAACAAACCAGAGTACGGCGAGCGCCCGCCAAGATGCCAACGGCGCGCATTCGAGGATGACCATCATGAAATAAACCATAGCCCAAAGATCACTGCATCTGCAAAAGGCCCGAACGTCCAACGGGCCTTTCTTTTTCACGCCTTTATCCGTCAGCACTCTCCCCTGCGCCCAACGGCAACCAGCAGGCGGCCCGAGTGCTGACGAATACACGCCCCCCACATTGAGGAATAGCCATGAACCAAACGATCAGACAGAGCCAAGCAATCCTCCAAGGGGTGCGTCTCCAGACGTCCCAGGCCACTACCAAAATGTACCAGCGCATAGGCCGTGATGAGCCCGCTCGCATAGTGGACTACACCTTTGCGCCACGCGGCGGCGTCACGGTTAAAGCAATCAAGCGCGCCACTGGCTCGGCAAAAAGTGAGCCGTTTGGTCATGACAATGCCAGCCAGTTCGCTGCCAGCCACAACACAGCGAAAACCTTCGCTCGCACGCTTCTGCGCTGGACCACCGGTTCGGCGCTCCTGTTGATCTTGTTCGCCTACTTCGGCGCAGGTCATTGAGGTCAATCAGGAAGCTGGTCAGCGCACGGCGACGCCAAGCGTGGCCGGATCTACCAGCAAGCGGAATTGAAGATGTGGACCATGGCAAAATCGACAGCCGATCGGAAACGAGAACAGCGCGAGCGGGACAAGCTGAGCGCACAGGAGAAGCAAGCAAAACTCCTGTCACGAAAGATTGTCACGGCGCTTTATCACAACGATGACGCCGCGCTGAAAAGAACCATGGCGCGCACCGGAATCGATGAAGAGCAGGATCTGATATCACGATTCATTCGTGGTGCCGATCGCATGACCGACGAGCAACTCGCCGAACACATTCGCCTTTCGTGACAGCTAAGCGTGACAAGCACACCACCCACTGTGGCATCCGATCACGGAGGGCGGCGACCTGGGCAACCTTTGTCGCCGCGTCTACGTCGAGTCGCAGTACTACGCCTGGGAGTTTGAAGCCATCAAGGAAGCAATCCTCGTCGGCACGCTGACCTATACGCCGAAGCCGGTTGTGGCTGCCCATAATCTGGTATCGATTGAGGCGAAGGTTTGAGCTGCGCACTTAATCGTCAGGGTCAAAGCTCCCGTATTTGAGTGGAAGTGCTGACCACGCGGCCAAAGCCTGCTGCTGGCGCGAAAATGCCTCATGCCAATCAGGGCTCTCTGCTTTGTTCTCTTTCGCTAACTGACGGAGAACATTCCTATTTTGCTCATAAACAATGTGCGCCGCTATCGCCGCCTTTAAAAACTCTTCTCGCCTATTCATTGGGTATCTCCAGTGACAAGCAATGAGTACCTTCCCCTTCAAAGTCAGCCTCTATGACGCTCAGATAGCAGGCGAGAGGTTGTTGGTGCCAGCGATGAGCGGGGCATTCATAAAGGCATCCCAGCATCGATAGGCTTCGTGCTGCCTCTTGTTTGCAGCATCCCACTCGGGGCCTGAAACACACCTAGATGAAACCAGCGCCATCATTCCCATGGTGGCAGCGTCAAGCTCCAATAGCAGCTGGTGCGATTCAAATCTGAAGTCGTCTATAGAAGCCATTGCCTTTCTCCAGGGCGGAGCTCACCGCCATTGAGAAACAGCCGTTCCTCGGACGGTGGAGTACGACGACGCCAGATGATTCATGCCGACTGACCACCGGTCATACGCAACTCACGTCCCTCCCCCCTCAAAGTCAGCCGCTGTAGCGGCAAGGACGAAGTCATGCCTGAAGAAACCAAATTGATACAGCCAGCACTAGTTGTACGCGACGAAATGGGGTCTTTTCAGCACCCCAATATGCCCGACTTCGACGAGGGCGATGGTGATAAGTGCAAAGCCTGGATAGCGGAACAGGGTTTGAAGGTAGCTATGGTGAGCCTTGAGTACGCCGACGAAGCCGTTGCAGATCGCTACTTCGAAGCCGGCGATCCCGACTTCAGCTATTGGGAGCCTGACCGCCCTGCAGGCGAGGATTGGTTCTGCCTAGCGACACCGACGACGGCCCTGTCTGCTGGTGGGCTCGCCGCGAGGTGACGCCATGATCGCCCTCGCCTGGTTCGCCTACGTGTACTGCTACAAAGGGCCACGGTGATAGATTGAATTACCTGTGCGGTACCAACGTTGACCAGTGCGGCGCCGGCCTTCGAATGCAGTGTTATTTTCACGGTGCAGACGTTCGCTGAAAGTCTGAATATGCAAAGTAATCAACAGCAGCCTGAGCATTCATCACCAAATTGCCCGCTGCAATTGCTCGCGCACGACTCACTCCCCAAGAGAGAGCCGTAGCAACCTCATGGTTTGGCAAATAGTCGTGAGACTCTTCGAGCACCAGCCACCCGCTTTTGTCGTAAACACCGATGAATACTTGAGTTTCTCCTTTTCTGGAAACTCGCGCCTGTATATCAACGATAGTGCCCTCACTCATCCTCTCGTTGTGCGACCAACAGTGCAATTCGCAGTCCGCCCAAATCCAATACTTGGAGCCTCTATGCATCATTCTTTGCGGCCTCCTTATTGTTCGAATGTCGATAAAACAGGCGAGTAAGAATTATTTAGTACGACGAAACGACAGTGTCAACCTCATGAAAGTAGTCATTTGTCGGACGGCCTCCGCCTGCAATCCACACACTAACCACCTTCTGCCGCCACGCGCGGCATGGAGCATCGCAATGCCCACTTACTGCATCCATGAACGTCGGCCTGACGGCGGTGTCTGCCGCCTGCTCGACACCAACGACCGCCAGCCAGGACACCGCAAGACCGGCCAGTTCGTCGAGTTCGACTGCGAGATGCACAAGGTCCTAACCGGTTTCCGCAACTTCATCATCGTCACTACCGAGCGTTGGGCACAGGTGTCGGCTGCTACCTGGAAGAAGGAGATAGTCCATGAGTAACGCCACAGCAGCCAAGGCCAGCAGTATCCCTCCGAGGTTCATCCGGTTCATGGATGCCCCGGGCTATCTCGGCATGTGCCGGGATGAATTCAACAAAACGGTTAGGCCGGACGTGCGTGAGTTTCCCATCGGAAAACAGGGCGTTGCGTTTGATCGTATCGAGCTCGATCAATGGGCTGACGCCTACGTCGAGAGCAAGTCGATTGAAAAGGCCGCGAATCAGGACAACAATCGCCCTCGCAGCGAGAGC